ACAAATCTTTTAGCGATTACCTTTCTACGGCTATTTATATAACGAGTAGTTTTATTTAGTTTCTCTGCCACGTCTTCCCAAGTCGCACCAGCTTCTAAATATCTCATTTTAAAAATTACTAAATCACTTTCAATTAAGTTTTCCATCAAGGTATCTACAACTAGTTTGAAGCCTTCTAAATATCTTAGTGTTTGGTCTTCTTCAATTCTAATGATTGTCGCTTCAGTAGGACTAGATACTGTCTTGCCATTCCCACCAGTATAATCTTCAGTGCTATGTTTCTTATTATGTATCAGTTCCTGTCTTCTCAAATAAATTTTATTAGCAAGCGTTCTATATCGTCCTAACTCAATATCTATCCCGTCCAGGTCTCTGTTACTCAACTCATACATAGGCAAGTACCTCCACTTAATTTAAAAATTTTTTTATCTTTCAATTTGTCAAATTGTAAATTCTATCAAACTGACAAAAAGCGCTAAAAGCCTTCCAACACTCCACTTACCAGGTATCATTGTTTTAAGTTTGACAACTCTTCAATATGACAAGTTCAAGGGAAATTTCTTTAATTTATCCCCTCAGTTTCTCATATCTTACATTCTGTGAAACTCACTCCATTCTGTAAACCTCTGATATACCTTGCTTTCAAGCTATTACTTCTTTTCAGTTTATGCTTACTTTGTTATGTGAAACTTAGTAAAGCATAAAAGTAGGACTAGCGATATTTCTTCTGTTTCAGCCATATATCACTAGCCTTACTTAATTTGTTCCCTATTTTTCTAAATACTCTTTAATATCCCGATATTCCTTAGAAAAATTCATCCATCCACTATTATCAGGGGTTAAGAATGGTAGGACAGTAAGCGGACTTACTTCCGTTCGATATAGCAATAGAGAATGTTTCTGACTTATTTCTCTGACTACACCTGTATGGATTTCTTCCACATCCTTCTTTAGTTCTTGAATTTCATCATATGCGTCCAGAATTCGTCTAAGTTTCTTCCGGTATTGTTTATAGATCTTCTTAGTTTCCATCCGTTGCTTAGTTTCTTTAAAAATGTATTCAAAGATGACTGCATTAGCTTCTGAAAAATCACTATCAAATTTTTCCTGAAGGCTATTAATAGCTTTTTCCATCTTTTCCAGTTGCTCTAAAGATTCTAAGTTATTTGACAAAAAAGAATCTATATTCTCAAATGAAACTGTTTGATTGCCTAAAAGACTCTTTCTTTTTTCGCTTAACTGTTCTCGTGCTGAATTAATCTTACTTTTTTTATTATCTAGATCATCCAGTGTTTCAAATACTTGATTAATATCCATTTCTTTCTCCTAGTTCCATTGAATAAAATAACCACAATCTTCTTCAACTTTTTTTACATCAAATCGGGTATGTAAAAACAACCGTTTTCCAAAATAGTCATTCGCATTCACCCAACTAAGTGTATCTTTCTTGCGATCAAACAAAGTAACAAAGTTTTCTAGATCTCCGATAAAGCCTTTTTGGTCACCTTTATTCCCTAATGTTGTATCATCTACAATTAAAAAGTTATCTACAAAAAATGTTTCACTTGTCCCTGTTTCTTTATCAACTTTAAGAAGATAATTTCCTGATGTGTCTTTCATTTTTTCTAAGACACTAAATAGTGATTGACTAACAACCATAGATACATTGCGCTCTGGATTGATTAAAGAAACAATAGATTTCAAGTCGTCCATACTTGTGGCAGTCTGCACTTTCGCAGTTTGGAGAATTTTCCCAATCTCTCTATTTCGTGTTCTACGTTTTAATTTAATAATCTTCTTACCAAGAAAATCCGTTAAATTATATTGGCCATCATCTAATTGTTCCTGTGAAAAATCAAGTTTTCCACTGAATAATTTAACTAAGTAATCAACGCTGATAGTTTTCTTTTTATCTGCTTCTGTTCTCTCAACCGAATTTTCGCTAACTTCTTGCAATGAATCAGATTCAAAGTCAGTTACTTCATACTTCCCGCCACGGGTACGAGTCTCAATAACATTTACTAGATCAACCAGTTCTTTACGTTGATGTTCATCTTCGTAACTATCAAGGATTGGTTTTTCAATGAGTACATGATTATTTTCTACATTCATCCCTCTAGTGTTATAACCTGTACTTCGGATATAAGCTTCTAGATTTTCTTTTTGTTTAGCTAAGTTAGTTGTCATTTTTTTCTCCTTTTATCTTTTAATATCTGATTTTTGTTTATAATTTTTTCTAAAATTCTTTGCTCTTAGCTTTTCCTTTATGATTCTTCGAGCTTTTAGAATCATTTTTTCTAGATCTTGATTTGTCTTGTTTGTCAGCATATTTTTCTAGTATTTCTTTTTTCCGTTTTTCTAAGTTTTCGTCATCTTTTTTGCACTTTGCAAATATTTGTTGTCTTTTCTTTGGATCTATAGAAAATTTATCTGCTACAACATACCCTAAAGAAGTATCTCCTGCCATAATACTCACCCCCTTTCAATGCAAACAAAAAGGGACATACCACTAGCACTACATGCTTTCGGTATGTCCCTGAGTTGTTCTCAATAGACTTTATTTTTTTGTTTCTTTCTTACATAGATGGGTAAATTTCCCATCTGAATAGAATAAAGTAATTTCTCCAAATTTTGGAACTTTTTCTATTTCAATTATACCACATTTTTCATAAACAACAAACCCTTTTTCTGTTGCAAATCCCATTCCGTCTACATTCATTAAACTATCTCTCCTTTAAATTTATTTATTGTGTATCGTTTGTCTTTGATAGTGAAAGCCTTAAAAGCATTACCCTCTAATCCCTTCAAGATTCTACTTGAATTTCTAGCATTATAAACTGTTCGTAGTTCGCTACTATCTAGATTCGTGTTAAAAATTGTAGTTTCTCGATTATTGATAATATCAAATAGAAAATCCTGTTCCCAGTCACTCTTAGGACTGATTGTCCCATTCTTCGCTCCCAGGTCGTCAATGATTAGAAAATCTACATTGATTAGTTTTTTAACTGCTTCATGTTCCGTTAAACTAGCATTCTTACCATACTGCCAACCTTCTTTTATTTGCTTTATAATTTCAGTTAGACTTACAAATAAAACACTCTTAGGCTCTTTCCTTTCTCTGAAGCTCTCATTTATTTCTTTTGCCATTGCAAGAGATAAATGACTTTTCCCTATACCTGTACTTCCACTTATTAAAGTATTGCCTGTCATACCATTTAGGTACTTTTCGACTTGCCCCTTAGCAAAGTCTAATAGTTGTCGTTCTTCTGTGGTGTTGACAATAAAATTATCGAATGTTGCACCTTTTAACTCGTTCGGGATCATACTTTCACGCATTAAGACATCATAGGTTTTAAAATATTCTTGCCTGTCTTCAAACTCCTTTACCAGTTCTTTTTCTTTTTGCTCAATTTCCTCTTGGCCACATTCAGGGCAAAATTCTAGCAAACTTCGTTCCTTGCTTCCTCGTACAGGTATTGAGATTTCCCAATAGTTTACCTGGTGAATCTCACATACTTTTTCAGATATCTTTCTGTTGTTGTATTCTTTAAATTTATCTTGCATTTTTTAACTCCTAAAATGGTAGATCTGGAAAGTTATTGTCTGGCTTACTTTTAGAAATTTTAGGTTTTTGATTTAAATAACTGTCAAACTTAGAACCGAATAGTGTTTCAGGTCTTAAATATTTAAAGAACTCAGGATTATCTTTCCATTCTTCCGTTTTTACATCAATCACCTGTTTAAAATCTTCAAGTGTGTAACCTTCATTAAACCTAGCTAGCAAAAACTTCTTTGTCTTATCAACAAATTTATAACGCTTATTAGCAACTTGATTCAGATAAACAATCGGAATCCAAAGTTCTTTATTTTTTGTTTTCTCTAAATCCTTTATAGAGTTTTCGTCTAGCCACTCAGGAAAGATATATTCTGAGCTTTGCTCAGTAGGAGAGTTTTGCTCGACTATATATTCTTTATCTAACTTTAACTCTAGCTCTAACTCTAACTCTTTATCTATCTCTTTCTCTGTTGGACATGAGTTGGAAACAGTCTCTAATTTTTGGACATTCTCCAATTTTGGTAAATTTTGACTATTTTTTCTTTGGTCTCGCTTGTATTTTGCCCAGTTTGTTTCACTCTCAACCATGGCTTTTGCTTGCGATAATGTCGCATGTCCATCATCATCGATCTGAATTAGTCCACATTTTGTAAAATATGCGACTGTCATATTTATATCATCCTCGGACACATCCAATTTTAAAGCTAGCTCCTGTACCAAATTATCAAAATATCCCTCATAGTACAAAATACAGTCATCTTCTAAGCTTTCTAACATAAGACGGATGTAAATAACAGTCATAGTATAGCCACCTGGCATATGTTTGAGTCGTTTAATAAAAAGATTATCAAAAAACTTCTTATCAACTTTCAACCAAAAATATACTTTAGTCTTTGCCATCATCTACCCCCAGGAACTTCAAAATATCCGTAACTTTGTAATAGACTTTTCTAGTATCTTCTAGTGGTGGTTGGTAACGTCTTAGTCCTGCACCTTCCCACTTTTGCAAGGTTTTGTATTTTATATCTAACTCGTCCAT